TTTGGAACGAACGCAAATTCATCGAGGAAGAGGATATTGAACGACATGCCTCGGACAGCACTTGCAGATGTAGAAGCTGCCAAAATCTTTGATCCGTTTTCAAGTTCGACATTACCTTTATTCCATACAAGGATACCATGTTGCATCCACTTTGGCAAGTTTTCGTATGCTAGTTGAAGACGACCAAGTAGTTCCCTTGCGGTAGAAGCCTTGTTAGCAAGGATACCAATATTAACACTATCGTAAAAGATAGCATAATATAGTAGGTAGGCGACGACTGTAGTAGACTTGCCAGTTTGTCTCGGAAGTTTTGCAATGTTAAACCTGTTGTTGTGAAAGTCAGAAAGAATCTCTTTCTGGAAATCATACATGCTAAAGGGCACCAAACCCTCGTCTAGTGAAATAATCTTAATATAGTTTGTCGCAAAGTAAATCGGATCCTTCTTACACTGGATCCACTCTTCAATTTGCTCTTGCGTAAATTGGATTGGGGTTCCCGCTTTCTTTAGATTCGGGTTCCCCAAATATACATCATTCTGAGACACAATAAAACACTAGTTCACCACTAGTATTTAGAGATCAAGATCTCCCATCTCTTTCAGGGAATCTTTTCTACCTTTAATCATACCGTCAATATATCCAGCACGATACTCCCAAGTGTCGCCACCAACAGCGCCTTTCTTGGGATTAATGCACTGGTGATTACCAAGTTTATTGCAAACTAAACCAGCAAGATCTAATTCACTATCCTTTGTCTGAGCACCTGTGCCCCTCCAAACATGTTGTCCATTAATCCAAGTTGCCCCGCACTTCTCGCACTCTTTCCTTTCTAACTTAAAATCAGAAAACTGTCGATCAGGATCGGTCATTCTCTTTAAGCTCCTTAATTTTTTGGTTATATTCTGGTAGGTCTTTTAGAAGTTGTTGTTCCAACTTACGACGCATGAGATACATCTTAAACCTGATCCAAGTATATCGCAATTGTAGATCTAAGTATGCAAACAATCTAACCGTCTCTTCTACACCAGCATATGCAATGCATAGAACTATGACCGTGATTACTACATAAAGACCCAGCATATTGTTACACTCAGCTACAAATACATTATACAGTATCTATGAAAAAATAGTGTAACGAATGTTTACGATTTCTAGCTTTCTGTATCCAACTCAGAGAACGAATAGTCAGCAATCATTGCAAACAAACGGTTCTTGATCATATGCAAGTATTCTTGTTCTTCGGGAGGACGGGCAGGAGAGCCAGGCCATGTCTCTAAAGCGTAACAAATGTGACTGTACATGAGTCTTATTTCATCAATACGCATGTACATCACAAAGTCATACTCATCAGGAGATGGTTCAGGTAAGTGTTCCATGTTGTCTCCTAATCTCACGGAGCTCTTCAAAATCTTTCTTCTTTGTACCACCATCATATTCCCAAGCATACCCTTCGGTAATCATCTGCTCGTTCAACGATAGTTCTGCATCTCCAATATATAACCAACCAAGAAGGCGACCGTACTTACCCATACCACCAACCAGTTCAGTGCGAATACAGAGTTCGTCATCTCCACTGATAGCACCCTCCAACTTATCTTTCATCCAGTTGGTTGCATCGATACCTAATGCTTTTTCTTCGAGATCTCTGGTACGCTTCTCTGGCGTGTCCACACCAGCAATTCTAACTCTCTCTTTTTTATAAAGGTCAAAACCGAGATCAATTGTGACATCGATGGTATCTCCGTCCAACACTTTATCTATCGATACCACGCGAAAGTTGTAACAACTCTTACGACTTGGGGGTGTCATCTTGCCCATGAGATTCTCTCTCGTCAATTCCTAGTATATAGGAGACGACATAAAAAACCCCCGCCAGGAGCAACATGATCGAGAAGATCACACTCCAAACGGGGTCATTAATATCATTCAGGGGGCGGAGGAGGAGGTTCATGACGACTAAAAGGTTCCCAATGTTCCCATCCATATTTATGTACAGCCCACATTCCTAAGATAGGAACAAATACCAAACACCACGCCATGAATCCACATGCTAGTGGATTGTTTAGTGTTCTTCCACAGAATCTAGCAAATTCTAATATCATGATACGTCCAAGAAAATTTCTGGTTCTTCGTCGTCGTCAATATACTCAGTCATACGAAGTTGTCTAATACGTTCGTATAACTTCTTTCGTAGTTCCCTGTGTTCTGCCACTTCTTCTTTACTGAGTGGACCATGGCGTCTGTTTAAACTCATGCTGGATAATCCCAATCAGTTATTCTTTCTGTCTTATGTTGTGGACCCCATCCACCAACGTAAATATAAGGTACAGTACGAATAGGACAACTATCACCAGTACATAGGAGATCGTCTACGATTCTCCATGACTCCATAACTTCATCTGCATGAACAAAGTGGGATTGATCCCCGTTGATAATGTCATATAGAAGTTTTTCATATCCATCTATTGCTCTGTCCTGTGGATAGTCGTGGGTGAGTGTTGCCAACTCCAAGTCGTCATTGAGCCCAGGTGACTTAATATCCATACGGATATCGAGATGAGGATTAGGCTGTAAGCGCATGACGATACGGTCTTTGACTTCTCCTTCATATAACTTTAGCGGTGGTGCTTTGAGTTTGATTACTACCTCTACACATTGGTATGGTAGTTTCTTGCCAGTCATGACGTTAAAAGGAACTCCCTCCCAACGCCAGTTATCGACGAATAGAGACCCAGCAAAATAGGTAGGAGTACCACTGTTAGGATCAACGCCCTCTTCGTTACGGTAGCCATCGTACTGTCCAAGAATAATGTTCTCTGATAGTCTAGTTGCAGCTAAGACTTTTGTCTTCTCTCGTCTGACTTCTTTTGCTGACATTCGGCAGGGTGCTTCCATAGCAATGAGCGACAGAACCTGCAAGATATGGTTTTGAAGCATGTCGCGAACTGCTCCAGCAGTTTCATAATATTGAGCACGTCCTTCACACCCAATGGTTTCGGTAGCATAGATTTGGACCTCTTCTATGTAATTGCGGTTCCAAAGTGGTTCAAGAAGTATATTACTAAACCTAGTGGCAAGGATGTTATTAACAGTATCTTTGCCAAGATAATGGTCAATGCGATAGACCTGTTTTTCGCGTAGATGTCGCTCCACCACTGACTGTAAATGATCAGCAGATTTAAAATCGTGCCCAAAGGGTTTCTCCACAACCACACGGGATCTTTCAGGGTCGTCGAGCTTTCCTGTTTCTTTGAGATTGATGATAGCATTCTCATAGCGTTCTGGCGGTACGGATAAGAAGTACGTATTATCGTCAAGATAATTTGGTAGATTGGAGAGACTATCGATATTGTCTAGATCTGCCGAGACATAATCTAGATGATGTAAGAACTCTTCTGGATATTCTCCAAGAGATTCTTTCCATACTTGTACACTAGGATCTCTCCTAGAACATCCAGTAATTAAAAAGTTGGGTGGGAGAAGATCTTTCTCCCACAGTTTGTGTAATGCTGGGATTAGTTTCTTCTTGCACAGATCTCCTGTAGCGCCAAAGATAACAATCCCTTTAGTGAGCTGTTCCGTTTCCGTCATAGTTATCTGATTCGTAGTAGACATTTTCACCTTTTCGTTTCCCGAAATAGATGGTGGCACATACAAAAGGTAGTGCTCCCCAAAGTAGGACATCAGCGAACGTCATGACCACCAAACATAGCACGCATACCGTTTAAGACTTTGTTTGCGAATCTTCCCAGTCTTCTGGATTCAAATCTTGAAAAGAGAGCAGTAGTAATAACAGGGGCTGGAATACCGAGATCCACAGCACTGTGAACAGTCCAACGACCCTCACCACTGTCTGATACTCCACCATCGAACTTGCTAAGCTCTCTATCGCTGCGTAGTACAGTAGCGGTAAGATCAAGTAACCAAGAACCAACCACACTGCCACGACGCCATAACTCAGCCACTTCAGCAACGTCAATGTCATAGCAATAATCTTCTGGACAATCCATTGGAGCGACCTCAGCATCTCCTTCCTTGACATATTTGGCACCTGCGTTCGCTTCGTGTAAAATATTGAACCCTTCGGCATATGCTTGCATCATGCCGTATTCAACACCGTTGTGTACCATCTTTACAAAATGACCTGCGCCAGGTCCTCCACAACGCAACCAACCTCGTTCAGCAGGTGAGACCCAGCTTCCGTCATCGGTCCTGGGGGCACCATCGATGCCTGGGCTGAGTGCGTCAAAGATAGGACGGCAGACGGATACTGCATGATCTGCACCACCAACCATAAGACAATATCCACGCTCCAAACCGTAAACACCACCACTAGTGCCACAGTCAATATATTGGATGCCCAACTTAGACAACCTTTCTGCCCTGCGTCGAGAGTCCTTAAAATTGGAATTGCCATGATCAATAATAATATCGCCTTCCACACAAAATTGTAATAACTCATTGAGTGTGTCCTCTACGGTTTCTGCTGGTACTACCATCATAAAAACACCTGGGACATCTCCAGTTAAAGACGTTCCAGCATGTACTACTTGAACAAGACCTTCCAAAGAAGTGGTACATCCACTGATATAACCCGCTTCAAATTGCTCTTCAGCTTTTTTATAGTTGTTGCGATATCCATGTACTTCGTGTCCTGCTGCGATAAGACGGCGGGACATACCTTCTCCCATCCGTCCGAGTCCGATCATTCCTACTTTCATTTAATCTTCTCCATTGCTAATTCTAGTTCCCTAGCGTGTGTAAGTTCGTCATTCAAGATCTCAAGGATCTTGTCATCGTGTCCATTAAAGGCAAGAAACTTTGCGTAAGTTTCTGCCGCATGAATTTCTACTTCGTAAGACATATGGTATGCAGAGCGAGGAGCCACCCAGTAATAAACCACATTGACCCAATAATAGATAAGGACGAGGTGCTTGGCGATAAAGCGATCAATAAAATAAGCATTACCGCCCCTGCTCTCCATATACTCCAGATGTTCTGTTTCATTGACTGATTGATCGAAGTGTTCTTTCATCAAATATAGATGCTCAGGACCACGTAGTCCCATACTTTCTCTGAAATGCAATACGCTTAAGAACGCAAAATAGGGTGCCCGAGCGATTTCCTCAAGCACCCAAAAACGTGGATATTCTCTTCCTTGATAGAGGAAGTCTAGTATTGCAACAGTGATGTCTAAAACAACAGTGTTGAATTTTTTCATTATTCTACATGTACTGTACCGATCATGCCTGCTCCCTTGTGAGGACCACACCAGTAAGTATAGTCTCCTGCATCTGGGAATGCAACGTCAAACTCTTCGCCAGGCATCATAGCGAGACCTTCGTGTCCGAGTTCAGGATGATCCTCAACAATCACATTGTGAGGAGGTAGCATGTTGTTTACAAAATGGACTGATTCTCCTGCCGCAATCGTAACCTCTGCTGGTTCAAAAACTAGGTTGCCATTAGCACCCATCATTACATCTACAGCCCAAGCAGGTGTAGCAAGAAAAAGTGTAGCAAGAAGTGCAAAGAAGAACTTCATAAAACTTATACAACTGTTTTATCTAGGTGGTTCTTCTTTACCAATGTCTATCTGTAGCTTATTGTAGCGTGGGTTTGTTTTGACTTCCTGACTTACCATTTCCCCAAATTCACTAACACATTGGGACCATTTTTTTCTCGCCTCTGGCGCACCTAATGCTTTTTTATCCAGAGTCTGTGCCACTCCCACCACAAAGCAGCACACTCGTCTGACTTTTTCTGTAGGTGAGGTTCCCTGTACATTATTCTTCGTTATGCTCTTCTTCGTAGTATTCTAATTTGTCTATAAGTTTTTCGTATTGCTCCCACATATATTCAGAACCAGTTTGATCCTGATACATACGACAAGCACGTATTAGTCTTGTAATATCATCCGTCTGGAATTTCATCATTGTAAAGACGCTCAATCTAATTATATCTAGTTGTTTCAGCAATTCCAGGCACGTAAGGATTTGTTAATACGTGAGTCCTTATCGTTGGCGGTTTTCTTGGAAGTCAACTTCTTTTTCATGCCCTTCATTCGAGCACAAAACGATGCGCGACGGGGATTTCCAACCTTCTTGCTTGGTGCTTTAAGGTCGCTTCCAGGATTTTCTCTTTCGTAAGATTTCCTTCCTTTCTCGTTAAGACCTCCAGACTTTTTCTGACCTTCCTTTCGGGTCCAGGCTGCTTCTGTTGCGAGTTCAAATTCTTCTTTGGCAGTCCTCGCCGCCTTTTTGAAAGCATCCTTAGCGGGGTAGTCCTTACTACCAGGTTTCGCTGGTGCTTCTCCTCTGCGACGCTTAGCGTGAATATTAGCGTAGAGACCACGCTTAGCTTCGCACAATTCTTTAAATTCTTTGTATTCTCTCATGACAACCGACGAGGGTTTACGATATATTTATCGTTTTCCCCCTCCCATTTCTTTGAGCATCTTCTGTAGTTCTGCTGTAGACCCTACAAACATTGCATTATTAGTGACTTTAGAAGGACCTTTCTTCTCTTCATCCAGGTCTTTCATATTCTTATGTAGTGCCTGTAGTTTCTCAGTCATGTCTGCAACGTGCTTCATTGCCGCTACAGCGACTTCATATGCTCTTGGGTG